GTAACATATGAGACATCTATTATCGTAAGGAACTCACGACAAGAAATACAAAAAATACAAATTGGTGATTTTATTGAAAATAAAATAACGATTGCGAAAAAAATAGAATACTATAAAGACAAAGACACGACATATGCTGAAGTAGATGACTATTATGAAATACCTTCTTGTGATGAAGATGGTAATATATTATGGAAGAGAATTGAAGCGGTAACAAAACATCCAGTTATCAATACAGACGGTACAAATACTATGTTAAAAATAACTACAAATGAAGAGCGTGAAGTTATAGCAACAAAGGCAAAGTCGTTTTTAAAATTAGTGAATGGAAAAATTACAGCAGTAAATGGCGATAGTTTAAAAGTTGGAGATTATTTACCAGTTTCTAAAAAACAAATTGATTTCACAGAGAGTCGACTTCTCGATTTAAAGCAAATTTTACCACCAACTGAATACATATATTCTAGTGAAGCGGAAAAGGCGGTTGAAGTAATGGAGGAATGCAGATGGTGGACAAAACATCAAGGAAAAACGTTTACTCTTCCATATAAACGTAGCGACAGTTTTGTCGCAAAGGTAAGTAATAAATTGAGAAATGGGTGTAAATCAAAAACAACGTTTATGCCTAATTGTGTATATATGTTACAAACAAATATGAATGAGTATACTATTCCAGAGAATATCCCATTAGATTATAATTTTGGATATTTAATAGGCGCGTATTCCGCTGAGGGATGTATGACAAAATTTCAAATATCTATTGCTAATAATGACCAGCAATATTTTGAACCAATATTAGAATTATGTAAAAAATGGAATATAAAAACAAAAATATATAAGCACGAAAACAAAGGTAAAGAAGGGTGGACTAGTCAGGATTTAAGGATATATAATACAGTTTTATGTAGACTTTTAGAAAATTTATGCGGCAAACTAAGTCATAACAAATTTGTGTCGGATAAAATTATATTTTCAAATAAAGAATGTTTGTTAGGGTTTTTAGATGCGTATATTGGTGGAGATGGAACCATTGATAAAAAAGCAAAAATAGTTAGTATGGCATCTGTTTCAAAAGAATTATTAATTGATGTTCAACAAATATTAAACGTTTTAGATATTTACGGATATATTAAAAAAGGCACTACAGCAAAAAGTAATAATAAAGGCACTTTACCAGAAAATATCCATCAAATATATTATTTGTTTATCAATGGGTCACAAATAAAAAAATTAGCAAAAATGTTAAATATTAAATTAAAATATAAACAAAATAATTTATTAGAATTATTAAAACATAATTATAAATACGAAATTCATAATAACGCAACCATTATTCCCAACGAAATAGAAGGAAAAATAGTATTTCAAAAACGTAATGAAAACGATACAAACTATCACGAAATCATATTTGATAAAATTAAAAGTATTGAAGAAGTATCAAATACCACAAATTATGCTTATGATTTAACTGTCGCAGATACTAGAAACTTCAACCTGAGAAATGGAGCGTGTATAAGAGATACATTTCATTTTGCGGGGGTCGCATCTAAATCTAACGTCACTCGTGGTGTGCCAAGAATTGAAGAAATATTGTCATTATCGAGTGAAATTAAAAATCCATCATTAAGTATATATTTAAAACCAGAAGATGAGACACAGAAAGAAAAAGCACAATCAATTATGTATATGCTAGAGCATACTAAATTAGAAGAAATAGTAAAGTCCGTTGAAGTGTGTTTTGACCCAGATGATTTAAATACGCTAATTAGCGAAGATAAAGAGACGATGGAACAATACAGAGCATTTGAGAGTATGGCAGCAGAATGCGCCGAAACAAATTTACAAACAGACGACACTGAAAAATCAAAATGGATTATTAGAATGATAATGGACCCAGAAGTAATGTTAGAAAAGAATATTACAATGGACGATGTTAATTTTACGTTAAATAATTGTTATGATAACCAATTATCGTGTGTATATTCAGATTTTAATGCTGATAAACTAGTATTTAGAATTAGAATGAATGAAATTATAAAGGCTGGTACGAATAGAGGTGGTCAAAAGAAAACAAAAGTAAACCCATTGGACCAATCAGACCAAATATATATATTGAAAAATTTTCAAGACCAGTTATTACAAAATGTAGTATTAAGAGGTATAAAAGGAATTAATAAAGTTATACTTCGTAAAATTATAGATAATATGGTAGAGCATAATGGCGTATATAAAAAGCAAGATATATGGGTATTAGATACAATTGGAACTAATTTATTGGAAGTATTAAGTGTTGATTTTATAGATAATACGAGAACATTAAGCAATGATATTGTAGAAATATATAATGTGCTAGGGATTGAAGCCGCTAGACAAGCAATTTATAATGAATTAGTAGATGTTGTAGAATTTGACGGCACATATATTAATTATCATAATTATAGCGTATTGGTAGATAGAATGACATTTACTCATAAATTAATATCTATATTTAGACACGGTATAAATAATGATAACATTGGACCTATCGCAAAGGCATCTTTTGAAGAAACACCTGAAATGTTTTTAAAAGCGGCAAGACATGCTGAGTTAGACACATTACGAGGTGTGTCAGCAAATGTTATGTGTGGTCAAGAAGGATTATTCGGCACAAGTTCATTCCAAGTAGTCTTAGATATTGAGAAAATGATGCAATTACAGGCAACAAGTGAATATAAACCAGTAAATGTAGAAAATGAAATAGAAAAATTCTTTGGAACTATAGAAAACCCTGAAGACCCATGCGGCATTAATAAGATTACTATTCAAAATAATGTAGTTACTATTCAGCCAGAGGATATGGGTAAAGATAATGATTATAATCCTGGATTTTAATAATAGAAAAGTAGAATAGAAAAGTAGTACAAAAAATAATGTAAAATATAAATTTATATGAATTATATTAAATATAAATTTATAAATTATATGTATATATGAGTCAATCTACATTCAATTTAATAATAGAAAAAGTAATTAACAATAAGAACAATATTTTTTCTTTGAATTACAATAAAACTGATAAAGTTGAAAGTGTCTTTAAATGGGTTTTTAATATATTATCAACAGGCGTTATCATGATTATGAATGAACACAAAGAAGAAAAAGACCTAATATTATATAAATTTGCTTTTTTTTACGATATGTTAAGTAATTTATTTTTGAAAAATAGAACAAAAGAATTTATTGATTATTTTTGTAAAATTCAAAAAACATATTGGGCTTTAAATAGATTTGCGCATATATGTAAATATAAACGCTCACAAATTGTTGTAAATACTGATATGGGGTTAAACGAAATATCCATTAATAATAAAAATACTATTTGTATTTTTCAAGATGATGCCAGATATTTGTTTAACATTAATGATATAATAAAAATAATTCATACTTCATTAACAAACGCAGATAATTTTTTTTCTAAACCATTATGTATTAAAAATCCATACAATAATATTCCATTTGATAAATCTATATTATATTATATTTATTTTTTTATTAAATACAAAACATTTCATAATAGTGAATTATTTACAAGATTTTTCAAATATCATTTTAATTTAACTATTTTTGCTAAACGAAATGAGTATTTACTAAGAGAATATGCTATTAATAATTTTGTATACACATCATCCACTAATACATTGGCTAATGAAATTTATATTATGATTGATGAATTTAATTCATATTGTAGATATAATAGGCTAAAACATAAAATCAAAATAGATAAAGAATTTCCTGAAAAACTTTTGGTCGAAATTATGCGACCATATTTGCTGATTTTTTGTATATCTAATTATGCTTTTATATATTATGAAAAACAGGAAGCACAACAATTATTAAAAAAATTGTTAATTGTATTTAGTATGTATAACCCAGTTTTTGGTAGAAAAAAATATAAAATTAATATTACGCATGATAATAGGTTCAAAAAAAGATTACGTAGTAAAACAATTGAATTTGATGATAGACATTTACCGTTTAATAATGTAAGACTTCAAAATGCTGAATTTTTACAAGACCATTTACATTATATGGATACCAGATTTATTAATGATTCACCTGTTATAAATACACATATTAGGTTTATTTATATTTAATAAATAATATATAATATTTATTTGAAATGCTGGAATTTATGGATTCGCCAAATCAGTTTCATTATCACTATTTTCTTCTATAATAATTTTTGGCGTTTTTTTTACATAATATGTTGCCTTTTTAGGTTTACTAAATCCTTCCAAAAACTGTTCTATTGTTATTTTCGAATTAATTTCCTCCCTAATATTTTCTATATGTTCTACTTGTATGTTTTCAAGAGGAATAAATACGTTTTGCTCAGGAGAAGCAACTATTTTATAATTAGGTATATTTTCAGGTCTATTAGCAGGTATAATAATAAATGCAAAACTATCATTAATATCACCATACCCAGTAAATATATTTTTTTGATTATTTGTCTGCAAAATAGATTTGGAAGAAATAAAAATGGTTGGCACTTTATATTTGTTGACTAATAACCATAAATCGAATGTAGTTAAAAAATAATTATCAGAATAAATAAAACTAGAAAATGTTATATTTCCAGCAAGCACACGATCTCCAAATGTTTTTTTTCCTTCTATAATAAGTATGTCAACAATTTTATCATGATATTCATCTAAATACTTTACATATTCCATATACAAATCGTTTTTTATTTGATTTACCGTTAACACAGTTTTCGTTTGTTTTTCAATTAAATTTATTATAACGGAAAACGTGCATAATGCTGATTTACTATAATCTAATTCCGCATAATTTTTAGGAAAATACGGTTTCAATAAATTAGATGTAATGTGTGAATTTAAAGTCGGTTCACAAGGCGTTTCGTTAATTGTTTCATTATTAAAATCAGTAATTTTATTTTCATATGTTTGAGTTATAGAAGGAAAAGCATCATTATGAGATATGTATTTAACATATTTATTTTGACTAGCAGGAATAAGTGTTTCAAAATATTCTTGTGTTAAAAGTGATTGTAATAGTATAACTTCATCATCCCTTAAATTATAATTTACGTTTCCAAATGATATATATGTTTGTGGTTTTAATATAAATGAATTAATCCTATTATATCTGATTAATTCGTCTGCCATTCTTCCGTAATAAATGTTTTCATTTACTTTTCCAGTTATTAAATTTCGTTCGGGAAGAATTAAACTACAAACATCATTATCTGTTATAGCACATAAATTAGGCATAGATTCACACGACTCTTTATTTTTTACTATACACGTTGTTACTTCATTTATTAATTTATAATAATTCTCATCACCAATAAATCTTATTTTATCTTTCGCAAGGGTTTTAAGTAAAACAATCATATTATTGAGTTTTTGATAATAAATTAAATTTTCTTTTTTCATTTCTTCAACTATTTGTTGTTTAATTTTACTATTTTCATAATTATGAATTAAAACACGAATTGTATTTCTAAACACATTATAAAAATTACCTTCTAATTTGATTTTTTTTATATAATCTACGCGTTCCTTATCAACTTCTGCTGTATACATTGTTGTAATTGGAACATCAATGGGAACCATTGGCTGTGTTTTACTATTAACTACATAATTATCATTTGATATACTTGGTATATTATGCTTTTTTGAAATCTCTGTTTCTAATATTGGCGCAGATAATTGAATAAATTGGTTCGTTTCTGTTAAAATGCCTACTACATGGTGGTCTTCAACAACTTTAAAAGCGGGTTTACATAGAATATCAATACGTTCTTTTTTATTTTTGCCTTTTTTGTCTAACTTATTCAAAAACTCCATTGTATTATCATAAGTATTCCATAAAGTTGGGTCTGTCATAAATACTATTTTAACGTCTTTTATAGAAGTATTATCTATTACAGATGGATAACACGGGATAAATCCTGTTTTAGTAGATGGGTCTGGTTCTTTTGCTAATATGCCGATTACCTTGTTACTGAAATTTAAAACTATTTTTAATATACTATATTCATATTTATTTAATTTTTGTATTAGATTATAAAGCGATAACGGGATTTTTGCTTTATATATATTTGGCATACTATTAAGTGGATTACAAATTGTGGCATAAAAAGGTTTAATTATATTCTTTAATACCATTCGCATTGTTTTGGAAAGTTGTGGGTCGTATTCTCTGAATTCTTTCATAACTGATATTTTTTTACTAGTTGTGGTATAAGAATATATAGGCTCATAATAATTATCTTCTTTAATTAAAAATACGGTTGGTTTTCTTGCGTGATAAAATTCATTTGAGTAATGGTTTGATGGACATAATAATTGAACATTATTCGTAATGTCGTCATTTGGTATTTGAAAAATAATTAAATTTACGCCATTTGGAAATAAAGTTTGATTAGGCATAGATATTATATCCCATAAATAAGTATGATCAATTATAACTTCGTCATCACTTAAAAAATCAATAAAATTTTCAAACGCAGCAATCACTTTTGTGAAATAAAATAACTCATCGTTTTTATCTAGATTTACTTTTGCGTATAATTTAGTTTTTTTATATTTATTTATATCTATATTTGTTTTAGTTGGGTCATAAAATGTTGTTACTAAATTACCATTTTGATATTTAATAAATGTATCTATTGATATTGAGTTTATTATTATTTCTTTCATTTTATTAATAGTAACTGTTGTTTCTTTTACTCCAAAAAATAAAATATCTGATATACACGCAATAAAAGATTGTTTATTATTAACTTCTATGCCGTGCCTTAATAGACAGGGACGATTTTGTTTTATATTCGTATTTGTTTTACTTACTTGACAATCAATGTTTGATTCGTGAAGCATTTTTTGAATTTCTAACGATAAATAACCCCACCTACCAACCTCTAGTGGAAATTTATCTGGACCTTTTATATATTCGTCTTCTTTGGCATTGGCATTTATCTCTGTTTCGTCATCGCCTTCCAATTCTTCCAACTCTTCCAATTCTTCCAACTCATCTTTACGCAAATCTTCTTTATGTCCCTCTATTGTTTCATGCTGTTGTTTTTTTTCTACTGATTTTTTTGTTTTTGATTGTTTTTCTTTTTCTCCATAACAATATTTTTTTGCTTTTATTCTACCTGCCGTATTATATTTATCAAAACAACAAGGTAAACAATAACCCTGTGGGTGTTTATTCGTTTGAAATCCTGGATAGCGTTTATTATCTTTATCTTGATAAAATTCATAAATATAATATCCTGGTTTTACATTTTTTTCTTTACGAGGTAACACCTTTCCGCAAGTAGGATGTATTAATTCTTTTTTACCATCTTTACCTATAACTTCCTTTAAATCTTTCGGGTCAATTATCGTATTATCTTTTAAACACCAATATCGTGGGCAAATATAATTATATTTATTATTTGGGTTAGACCCGTATTTTACTACATCTTCATCTTTTAAAAATCCAGGATGTTGTCTATTTATATCATTTAATTGAGCATCAGTTAAAATAACGGGTTGTCTCCTTGTATCTGAACTACATGTTCTAGAATATGAATTAAATTGTGGTGTATCCTCTTTAAGAATTAATAT